CTCAACCACAACAAGTCGTTTATCCATACCCTCGACTTTACTTCGTGTAGCTGACATATCGTACTTAACATCTTTTACATCACTCGATATTTCGTCAAGTTTGCAATTGATTTTTGTATCTCTCGCAACTTTATCAGCAATGTCTTTATCATCTGACTTACGATTATTTCGTAACGCCACATAGGTTGATAATGACAACGATAAAGCCGCAATTACGATAGTTAAATATGTTGCCATTTTACTACCTCATATTCTTTATAAAGTGTGTCGCCCACCACCAAAATATTACACACACCCTTGCATCAAAGGTGTCACGGAAGCACAACACCCCCAACACGCACATCTACTAAAACTGTCTGCAATATGGGTAAACCCCATCAAAACATCTTCTACGATCCATATATGAACGGTTAATGCCGTTTTCATTGTGAGACACTTGGTACTCAACACCTATTTGGTTGTAATCGTACTTTGACAGTTTTTTAATATTTGAGATGTAGTTTTGCAAATCTGCGTCAATATCGGATGCCGACATATCATCAGGATAATGCCGGGCATCCTTTATCTCTGCAATCGCATCGTTGAGGATTTCTGTTAATATGGCTATATCCGCTTCTTCCGTAACTCCCAATGTTAGTTTTAGGGAATCTAAAATTTCATTGATTGTTTCTGAATCCATATTAAGTCCTCGCTATTTTATTCCTTATGCTGATGGTGTATTGCCGATTGTTCCTACAACTACACCATAAAGGTTCTCAGCAAACAGCTTGATTCCTGATACAACGGAATTATTAACTGTATCTCTGTCATAATCTGGATACTCATGGATTCCGATAAGACCTGTCTGATCTGTTGTAAATGAGAAACCATTGCTAATATCTGCTGTTGCAGCATTAACATAGTAAAGTACGATATTATCTTTAACTGTTGCATAAATCTTGCCCTGTGGTACATCGCTGTTAAGGAAGCAATCACCAAGACCAAGGAAGTTTTCAAGATATGTCATACCAAACAGAGTTGCAAGATTAGCTGGTGTAGAACCAAGGTATGCAGCTACATCAAGTGGGTTCATAAAGAATACAGGCTGTGCATCTGTGTCCTCAAAAATCACCTGAAGCTGTCCCCATGCGTTAGCAAGTGTGTCCTGGAAACCATCACCTGTTGCTGTTCTTGTTCCTGTTGCAAGGAATGTGAAGAAATCACTTCTAATTGCTCTCTGAATCTGCTTAAGCATCTTGCCGGTTGTTGCAGTAACCGCCTGATCGTAACCCTTGTCATTAATAGCCTCGATAGATGTAGACTTTCTCCACTTCTTAAGAGTAATCTCACCGATTGGCTCCCAGGTTGTTTCATACTCTGAAAGTGGAATGATTTCGCCTTCTGGAACCGCACCGTTTCCAAGAGTTCCTGTTACTTTCATAACCTTAAGAACTGATCCTGACTCCTTCTGAATCTTTCTTGTAATTCCAAGTGCTTCTACGAGTTTTCTAATATCACCCTGGAAAAGTTCAACAAACTCAATCTCACGCACTCTTGCAAAATTAGCAGACTTACTTAAGTTAGTTTCTGCTGCTGTTGTTACGTTAGTAGTAGCCATTTTTATTTCCTCCTATGAAAATTTTTAACTAAACAATTCGATGTTTTCCGCAATGGCCTTACGTCTCTCTTCTCCGTCCTTAATAGCCATAATCTGCTCTTTAGTCATGGAAGCATAGACACCTGTTTTGGCACGCGGAATGGATTTATACATTTCCTGTTCTTTGGCTAACACCTTCTCTTCAATAACCTTTTTCTGAAGAGTAATTAAGGTTTCTACATCGTTATCAACCTGTGCAGTTGCAGCTTTAACAGCTGATTCCTTGTCGTAGCCAATATCTAGGAACTGCTCTGTAAATTTATGGATCGAGTTTTCTCGCTCCAACTCTGCCAGACGTTCATCGCGTCTTGCCTGTTCCTCTGCCTTTTCCATATCTGCCTGTTCTTTCTCTGAAAGTGTGGCATTATACTTTTTCTTATAATCGGCTGCCTCTGAAGCAGTCTTATCAAATGACCTCTTTAACTTTGCGTAGTCAATCATCAATTTCTGAAGCTGATCTTCAGTTGATTGTGTGGTAGGCTTTTCATCAATCTTTGAAGTTTTCTCAGCCTTTGAAGTTGCCTGTTCTACAACATCGTTAGTTGCTTCAGTTGTTGTTACGTTTGTGTTCTCGTCCATAAAGATTTACCTTTACCTTTCTGTGAAACTTAAAAAACGCCTTCTCTGGCGCTATACAAAGTGCGTTTGGTTAAGCTGTTCTCTCAGCATTATTTAAGTGTGTTTTATTTAGGTTTCTTCTCTGAAACCATATAAAAAGGACACCCGAAAGTGTCCATTGTTGTTAAACGTATATACATTGGCATCTGCAATTGATAAACTCTTCAGGATGCTCTGAACCTGTCGAATATTTGCTCGTTACATCCTTTGGATACAACATAAGTGCATTACCAACCACAAAATACTCGTTTATTGGTAGCATCGTTACATCTACCTCAACGTGTGTTGGTCTTACTTTGTCATCCCAATAGGTTTTCCATATCTTGCTTTTTTTCCCTTGCTTCTTGGCTTCTACAAACTCCGCACTATTACAAAGTGTATTTGCTTCATTCTCAGCCACAAACATTGCCCTATCTTCAGAAACCCAATACGGTCCGTTTCCTGTGTAATCATAATCATCAAAATGGTTAACAAGATTATCCTGTGTACTTGTATAGGCATTATTAACAGTATCGGCAATATATTTATCCAATTCATCTTCCGATTCAAAGAAACCTTTATCAGATAAGGTTTCATACAGATTATATGTCAAATCTTGTTTTGCCGCGATCTCATTAGATATATCTTGCATATACCCCATATAAATCACATCAAAGAAAATCATTATATAATCTTCAAGAATAAGCGCTAACTCTCGCCTTTTCTTTTTCTGTTCACTTGTAAGTTGCATATCACCATAATATTCATCATACGGAAGTGAACGTCTTTTCAAGATATTTATATTGTCAAAACTTTGTAAATCAGCCATCTATATTAGGACTCCTATCTATCTGGTCTGTTATCCTGTCACTTGACAATTCATTATCAACTTCTATCTGTTCCTGTACAGGTTCTTCACCAAAAGTCTTTTGCTGATACTGTTCGATAGTATCTTTGCTTCGCTCCCAAACCTGACTTGGATCATCAAAGTAATTGACGCTCTGAATTGCATCCAGGCCATATATACCATGTGCTAACATTGTGGCAAGTGCATTTGTCTTAACTGTCATTTCGTATGACTTCTGACGTTTGATGTATGGCTTAATATCAGCAAGTGTAAGTTTTCTAACAGGATTATCACTTGCAACTTTGCTGTTCTTGGCTATTGCCCTAAACACAACTCTTAATTCAGCACATTTGCAACGGTCCTGTATATTTTCCTTTTTACTAGCTGATGATTCAGCAGCACTCCAACCACTAGCATCCGACATAGCAATTCCTGAAGAACCACCAGATGTACTGTTTCTCTGTGGTACATCACATTTAGATAATATGGTCTGTCGTTTATTAACTATATTACTTAAAACTCCACTATAATTGTAATTGATTGTAAGTGGTGTTATCTTAGGCGTGTTTCCATTCTGTGCAGAAAACGTCTGCAACCATTGTCCGTTTTCAGGTCGTTTTGTTCTGTATGTTACATTGCCTTCTGAATCGGTTATTTCTTCCTGGGCAAACTCTACATCGTTAACGTGCCAGATTGCCTGTGTGTTCTGGTCTACATCATTCAGGAAATCTGAATTAAGTAAGTTTAATGCATCCATTTCCGGTATCTGACGTTCAAAACAACCCATTCTGTCGTAGGCTCTTATCCATTCAATAATAGGTATTACACCTAATGGATTTGCCCACTCTGTTATCTGATTTTTGCTATTAACAACAAATCTACTATCCGGCGTAAAACAAGTATATAAAGTGTTTCCGTCCTCGTCAGTATCACTAAAAGTTACTCCTAAAACTATTCGCTTATCGGTGTAATATGTACTTTTTACAACAAATGTAAACTCAGGATCGAGAACGTCATATGTGAATGGACTATCACCTTCCACATATTCAGTATTAATATCCACATACGTATATCCAATACCTGTTATCTCAACAAACCTTGCAAGTTCCTGTTGTACTCCACGGCTGCCGGCAAGTTCATAATAATCATTAAAAAGTGATACGGCCTCGGAATCAATTTCTCTTGATCCTCTCTGAACAAGTGATATAGGATAACCCCAATCATAGCCAAGTTTGAACTCAGTTATTTCATTGGCAATGTTATCTATATCTGTTATGTTTATGTCCGGCCTCACCTTTTTAACTCTTGGTAATATCTGGTCTCCCTTTTCGTACATAATCAGTTTTTTAATGTCAGAAACATTCTGCTGATGAACCGACTTTGCTGAATTGAGAATATCTATTAAGTTTTCTGCCGTAACAATAGGTTCGGAAGTATATATATTGGATCGTCCCAACCTTGTGCCATATATCGGATTGAATTTATTGTTATCTCTCTCAATCATTACCAAAACCTCGCACCTGATGATGTATTCCTAACAGGTTTATCTATCCTTACAATTTTGTTCGTATTTGCTATAAATCTAAAGTATTGCCCACACTTGCACTTTAGATTGACATTTGATGTATGGAAACCATCAAAGTTGTAAATAACCCTTGCACAATCTGGACAATAAATTTGTCGTTTGCCCATTTTTTACCTCGTTAAATTAAAAAACCCCACAATGATCTGTGGGGTTCCCTAAAGGAGACTAAAGAACATGAAATCTTATATTCGTACAAGTTTAATAAATCACAAGAATTATATATTTGCAACATCTAATATGTCTTATTATGTCCATTTTGTCTTGACTTTTTATTTTTTTGAATAAATTGATCCAAATTTGTTGTCAAATTCGATTAATGCTCTGCCGTGAAGTACATTTGCTTGCGCCCTAGACAGCCTCAACTTGTCACATATGCACTTCCAATCTTTAAACAAAATATATCTAAACAACAGAATTATGTAATAGTCATTGTTAAGTTCGTCAATTTCAGCCACTTGTCTCTTAATTACTATCATTTTGGCACGATATTCGGTCATTCTCATACCTAATTTGCCCTTTTCACGTTCCAGATTGCAAACCATATCACCAATTGGGTCCTTTTTAGGTGAAGTCTGCACTCTTTCATCAAAAGATGGACTCTTAAGACTTATCATTTCGCTATCTATGGACTTAATCTCTTCCACAACGGCGTTATATCGTCTTTCAATCTGTCTGTAACTTTGTAAATACTGTTTTGCTGTCATTTACAACCTCCTAAAATGGACAATCCAATATTACTGTTCTACGTTGCAATGTATCAAATACACTTTCAGCTATCTGTGAAATGCTATCTATGGCATCATCGTGTAGGTTTTTACCAATGGTTACATAGGTTGACATTTCACTTAAGGCTCTTTCATACTCCGGTGAACGTTCATAAATAGTCATATCATCGGTATATTCTTCAGGTTTGTGCTTTGTTCCATCTAAAAATCTGAATTTTTGACGTATAACGCCTTCACAAGCCTTAATTTTATCCTCTTTTGAAGCATTATTCGGCGCTCTGACACTATCACAGCTGCACAAATAATTTCGGTTCTTTAATTCTTCATTAATTTTTGATGCATAAAGTTGTCCACCGGCGTTTGCCTCAAATGTTACGTTCTTTATGCCGTGTTTTATTATCATGTCAACTACACCAGGTACAGTAATCGGCACTCCACTACTGTTAAAATACCAATCCACAATATAGATAATATCGTCAGTTTCATCCTGTAACCCTATCGGCATTGATACACTATCTCCACCACCGAAGGCCACATCACAATTAACTCTAAATCTGTACTTATGGCCTTGTGGTAATATGCCATTAAAGTAACTTAATTGGTCTAGTGGAAGAAGAATACCCTCTCTTACATATGGTGCCTGTTGGAACTTAGCCATCCACTCTGCTTCATTTCCGGCTCTTATCAGGGTATCTTTCATATCCTGATAATATTTTGTGCTAAAACCTTTAACCTCATAATCAAAATTGCTTTCGCCGTTTTCATCTAATGCTGGAATACGTCTAAATACATATCTTTCATCGTCACCATACATTTCTTCCAGGCGCTTAATCGGATCAAGAACATTCCATAATGTACCAATCATAATTATTTTTGCACCGTCATTTAAACGGTCGAACATTTTATTTAACATTTCGGAAAAGGTATCGTTCATTCGTTTTGGTGATAAAGAATGTGTCCTGTCACGAACTAAATCATCAACAAAAAGGTAGCCATCAGAACTAATATCTATCGCTCCGGTCCATGTACCATCAATACCCCTGAATGTAAATGTTGGAAAATCCCCCTTGTTTACAAAGGATATTGTCATTTTTTCAGCAGATTTATCCTCAATAAACTTTTTGCCTGGCTGAAAATAGGCATATAGTTCCTCAAAACAGTATTCAGGTGTTGTCATTAGGTCTAACATTTCCTTGTAAAAGTGATCCGCCAAAAATCCAGAATGTGTACCCATAGCATTATGAGACTCCGGGTGTTTAAGGCATATCCAAGAACCGAAAAATACCATTATGGTTGACTTTCCTGTTCTTGCTGGTAAAGATTCAGTAAGCATTTTTTGGGTTTTGCTATCCTCTAATGCTTGTAAATCATCTACCACTATCTTTAAGGTTTTTGCCCTTGGTTCATAAAACCTTTTCTCATATGGTCTTTTATGCTCCATATAGATTAGGTACGACTCAAAAAACCAAAACGATTCTAACTTTAAGGTGTCCCAATAAAGTCCTCGCCAAGAATCAGCAATCTTTTTTTGCTTTTCAACTTGCCTTAAAGCCGTTTCCTTAACATAGTCTGAATACTTCTTGTATTCTTCCTTGTTCTCTGCATCGTTCAGGAAACCATGATTGCAGATGGCAAATAAATCTCTGAAATCCTCAATATCTGCTTCTTTTTTCGACCTTATGGCATCTATTACCGTTTTATAAGCATTTTTACAATCTTTTCTCACTAAAAAAGTGCCTCCATACAAAAAATAGAAGCACCAATCGCTTGTTATATACCCACCATCACGGATATACCATTTACCTGTCTTATTTAACTATTATTCTTTTTCTTAACTCAGTTACCGATATTCCGGCTGATGTTTTCCTTATCTCAACATCCTTTCCATTTATTAAGGCGTGTGCTATTTTATCAGCATTGTTAACTATCAATTTTGATACACGGCCTTCAACAGAATTTTTTACTTGAAATGAAACAACATTATCACTCATTATTAACCTCTTCTATGCAAAGTACACCTTTTGCTATGTCGATACAATCATTCCTTGCTGCATCATCTTGACATTCGCCTTCCAGATAATGCACACATTCAACATAGTTGCACTTGTTATCGTTTATGTTTATATTTACCAACATTTTTACTCGCCTTATCATCAAAATACGCCTTGTCTGAACGTACTCTTTATCCAAGTATTCTTGCCATTCTCTCATTTCTTTTTTGAATTTTTGGTATTCCTCACACCGATCATGGCAGCCCACTTTTCGTTTAGTACAATTCTTACATGATGCTTGTGGTTTCATATTACCCACCTCACATTAAAGTTTTACCCTGTTTTACATCTCTGATGTGCGTACAGGGTAAACGCTTTGGGGGTTGACATATGAGTTGCTTACTCATCGTTCTTAGAGGAATCTTACGTATGGCAAACGTAAAAGATTCGATCACCTGGCGAGGTCTTGAAACCTCTTAACAGCCACTTCAGGCTACCAGGCTTATTATGAAAGGTGTTGTATATGGAAGAAGTATCTACTTCTTGCACTCTTCTATTACGGAATCTCCCCAAGCCTCAAATAAATCAGCTTGTGCTTCCTCAATGTTTTTAGGTTTTCTGCTAACAAGTGCAGCTACCATAAGCATTGTTAAGAATATTCCTAAATCCGCTATTATTAACAGGATCATTATTGCTACTAACATTAGCCTATTATTTTCCTCCGTGTTACACTTTTACATTTCTTGCAAACATAGACTATATACTTAATCTGCCCTTTTGTTCTCTCAAAACATTTTATATCCTCATGTCCACATCTGGGACACCTGTTATCTGTCATTTTACCGCCCCTACTCCTAACTCACCTTATTCTCTTTAGAACTCTACACCCGGAATTTCGTCCGGTACGAAATTAATTCTCGTTTGCTGCCGATTTATTCTTCTCGTATTCGGCATCGTCCATCGAGTCTATCATCGAGGTAATGAGTTCGTTTCTCTGCGATTCTGCCCATTCCTCAATCGCTTCTTTAACTATCTTCTTCTTGTTTACACAGGCCACAGCCTTATTGTAGTCAAGTATATCATCGAGTTCTGGATAGACATTGCTGTTATTCTCTATCAGGTTCACTATCTGCTCTACTGCATAGTCATATCCTCTCACAAATTCGCTATCTATGTCTCCTAAATACTTCTCGTTGTAATTTTCATCCTCTCGACAGTCTGGTATATAACTCATATCTTTCCCTCACTTAACTACTCTATGCAGAACTCCATCTGCTGTCCTGAATACATCTACATCGTGTTCGGAACTTTCAGGTACTTCTACTTTCCAACTCCCATAATCCTCTGTTGGATACTCATAGCTTATATGCTCTATGGTGTATGTTGTTCGATTCTCTTTTATTCTCTGAACAACTACGTACACTATACTCAGCACTATTAGGATTATTCCTATTATCCACACAACTGATGTACTCATAACCCACATCCTCAGTTCACTATTTATTTATTATATTCTTTCTCTTTCGGGAGTATGAGGGGTCTTTCTCTTTCTCCGTTGAGAAGATTTTTTATTTTTTCTCTGCTGAAGGGGGTTCCCCCGCGATTTTTTAACCCTGGCCCAAAACACCCCCGGCACCCTTGAAACCATCCCCGGAACCGGTCCGAAAATGTTACAAAATGGTTACAAAATAGTAAAATGTATAATAACCCTAATTGTTATACATCATTTGTAGTTAACTTTAATTTGTCCACACGTTCCGACGGTATGAGATAGACTGTATTTGCGGTCAATTGGTTGTTCGTTTGTTTTGACCATTCGAGGCCGGTTTCATGATCATTATTTGCAACGGACAAAGCACCAACCGGTGTGTCATTTAATATTGCAATTTGTTGCACTTTGTGGCCGTCTTGTATATATTTTAATATCTCCAACCTTTTAGGGTTTGCCTTTTCGTCATTATTCAACCAATTATACAAAGTGGACGAACTAACGCCTATCATATAACCAAATGATATTAAACCTAGTGATTTATTGAAATATTGACATATATTAATAAACTTATTTGCTAATACAGATAACAACTCTATATTATTATAGTCAATATATGATTTTTGATTATTGCATAATGTTTCATTCGGTTTAAATAATGTTTGATAGATATATGACATTAAATAATTAATGGTTGAATGTTTGATATTAACTATGCTTTTATAGTCTCTATCTATATTCATATCATTTAAAAAGTTATCTATACATATATCTATGTCATTACATACTGTGTTAATATCTATATATTTATCATTTGGTATTTTACCCGGCATTAGATCACCCCTAATATAATATCAGGTGTTATATAATAACCTGATTTTGTTCTTGCTTTATTCGTACCAAATCCGGGCGGATCTTGTAAAGGTCTTTGCACATAATCGGTAGACGGATTTTATGCACGAAACAATATTTTTGATATAATTATCTGATTTTTAATACTTTGATTTATGTCTGAAGTGATCCGAGGCGAACAAAAAAAGATCAGCTGAAGCTGATCCTTTTTCCTGTTTTTATTCTGTTATTTTTTCCTGATCCTCAGGACACCAACCCAGGCGCTGCAATTCATTAATAACACACTTGACCGCAAAGCCGCCGGCCGTGTCTCCGGTCAACTCTTTTATTTTTTCTTTTGTTCCTTTTGGGAAATTAACAGTTATACGATCATACTTTTTATTATATTTATCAATCGCTTTTCTGGTATATTCCGGCGTTTTGGTCATAATGTCAACCCCCTTTTTATAATATTTTATTGTAAATTATCATAATATATAAACATTTATATTACAAGTTATATATAAACTTTTGTATAAGTTGCATATATAACCATGCTATATATACATACAATAATATATTTTGTTGTGCAATATGTATATCAATATAAACACGTTATACAATATATACAATAAACACGTTATATTATTGTTTATATTGCATATTGATATAAACACGTTATAGTATTATTATATGTATAACAAGTAAACAAGTGATAGACAGTAGCCGCCGGATATAAAGGGCGCAACAGTCCGGCACTACGGCGGCAGACCTGAAGAAATCACAAAACCATTTAAATATAAAATAATAGGAGGATAGAAAAATGGCAAATACTTATAATTATTTAGAAGCAGTTAAGGACGATGTAAAAGAGTGGATTGAGTACAACATGGACCTTGAACACGACATCATAACAGGACAGTTTGAGGATCGCGACGAGATAGAAGAATATCTTAATGATACACTTTGGACAGAGGACGCAGTCACAGGAAACGCAAGCGGCAGCTATACATTCAGCACTTACGAGGCAGAAGAAAATCTCTGTCACAACATGGACCTCATCGAGGAAGTAGCGGCAGAGTTCGGATATACTCCAGAGATTAAAGCCGGTTACGAGATGGGCGCCGAATGGTGGGACGTAACAATAAGATGCTACTATCTCGGCCAGGCTATAGCCGAAGCGCTGGACGAAATCCAGGATGACATTGACGAAGCAATCGAGAGACGCGAGGCAGACGAGGACGCGGACGAAATGACAGCATAAAGCACCAACCCCGGACGGAGAACGAAAAGCCGCCCGCCACGGCTCCGGGGTATACCTGAAAAAAATATTATAAAATGGAGGGATCAAAAAATGAGAGTAAACTATAATAAAGACATGAAAAGCCCAACAGAAAAAGCAAATATTAACATGTGGTTAACAGCTGCTTTTGCAATCGAAGAAAATAAAAATAATTATTGGCGCGGATATGATCGAAACTACACCATAAAAATGAATTATTGGGGCCATGTATACAATTATATGACTATAGGCAAAAATTGGGGTTGCCTGGAATACATAGACGAAAACGGCAACGGCTGGCACATAACTCTTCATAACATAGACGAAAAAGGACTTGACATTGTAAGCGCGGCAACTTTTAAAAATCACAACAGGAACATAACAAAAGAATATAGGCACGAAAGATATTTAAAAAAATATACAAAAGTAGCTTACATGATTTATGCACTTGTAAATCTTGGCTATATTGACACCACAACAGCAGCATAACAAAAGGGAGGTGTAAACGATGTTAAAAGGATATATTAAAAAAATAAACGATACCGAGTTTTACGCACATTTTGAGTGCTGGGGTTATGGTCAACTATCCATAGCTGAAGCCCTAGAATTTGAGGGCGTAGACCTAACAAAAGACGCCGACAGCCTAAAAATAGGCGAAACAAAATATTATAAATTTTAAGGGGGTGACAGCATGACAGCAACCGCGATTATAATTATAACTTGCTTACTGCTCCACCGCACCGGGGTTTTTAATAAGTTCTTGACCGCTTGCAAGGTGTCAGCGGATCCCGAAAAGATACCAGAGACACCACCGGCAGAACCTGAAGAAGGGCGGCAAAAATGGGAAAATGAAGCACGATATGTATTAACCATACAGGGACGAACAAACCCGGATACAGTTAAATATATGGGTGATGAAATGTTAAAAAGAATTGTTCGTGATTACTTAGACATATAAAAGCAAAGCCGGGATCACTTCCGGCGGTTGCTTTTTATAAATAAAAAAGGGGTTGTTATTATGACATATACTATTAAGGATTTATCGGAGTTAACTATAAAAATGTTTTTAGCGGTTGGAACTCCTGAAGAAGATCAGGCAGAAAAAAATCTTGAAACTGAAGAAAACAAAAACAATACAATCATTAATGATTTATTAAATAAATTATTTAATGGTGTTATTGATGCAGTAAAGGCAACAACAGAAGGACACCTATATTATATATATACTTTAAGCACTCAGGCAGCCGGGGCCATTCAAAAAACCACATTTACAACAGACGCGGCCGGCGATCCTTTGCCGCTCTCTCATATTAATATATATTTAAAAGATAATTATTTAAACTATGAACCAGGCTGTTATACAACAATTAAATATTAAAAGGGGGTTATACTATGTATAAATATTATCTAACCAAAAGACCAGCCACACCGGGCGCGATTCCAGCCGGTGCAACATCTGTTAAAAATTACGATAAAAAAACATATATTGAAATAATAGGCCGTGAGGCGTGGGCCGTTGTGGTATATCCTGAAGCACTCACAAAAGAAGTTGTTAACAATTATGAGTTGACACCGGAGCAAATCGAACCAGACCGCCGCCCCCTTGAAATAAAGGCCGGTAAAATCTTAATGAACCAGGGCAAAAAAGGACGCGAGGCGCTGCAAATAGTCCAAACATTAACAATTAAAGATTTAATTGATATTATAGGCGGTTGACAGTATAACCGCCTTTTATAAGGCTTTTAAAAGCCTTTTTTGATTTACTGAAGTAACTCATAATAGGATCATTTTAAGAGCAAATGAGAGCCATATAACAAGTATATAACAGTATTCTATAATCACAGCCCCGCCGGGGTTGTTTTTGTTTGCTCCATCAAAAGACACAAGGCACAAAAACGCCCTTTTTACGGCTTTTTATCTCATACCCTTATAAAAGTACCACTAACACACAAAAAGCGAATTATAAGCCATTTAAAGGGATTATAGTGGCATATAACCACCGGACGCCATACCAGGTCCGGACGAAACGGCACCCACACGGCACCATATGACACCCAATATATAATATCATTATTATGTCATTTATACCAATATCCTGACATCTAAAATTTTACACCTAAAATGGGGACCTTAAAAAATGGGGTGTGTGTGCCATTTTTCGATTTTTCCATATATCCGGTCATGTCTTGACAGGGGTGATTTTTCCAGAAAAAAATTTCAAAAAAAATTTTCTAGGATCAGGATAAAAAATTTTAGGGTGTGTGTGTCCAGGATCATAATTTTAGGCTCATAGAGAATATCCTGACAGGGGTGGATTTGGGAGCAAAAAAAATTGATATGTGTGTGTTTAAAATAGTTTGAACATATTTGTTAAAAAATACTTGACAGGGGAGGTTTTTTGATATATTATGTGTATAACACGTTATAACATATTATACATTATGGAGGTGGACATATGAATTACGCATATATCAGAGTTTCAACAATCGATCAGAACGAAGCAAGACAGCTTGCAGCAATGGAGAAATATAACATCCCTAAAGAGAACTACTTTGTAGAAAAGGTATCAGGAAAGAATACAAACAGACCAGAGTTACAGAGACTACTCTCTACTGTACAGGAAGGTGACACAATCCACATTCACGACTTCAGCCGACTTTCAAGAAGTACATCTGATCTTCTGAAGTTAGTTGA